ACAGCAAAAGATTTACCAGAACCTCTACCGCCTGTTATAATAAAATACCTGGAGTCATTTCCAAAGGCTTGATATTTATGATTAAGCTTTGGTGCTTTCATATTTATAAAAAATATCTTTTTCGATTAAGTATGCTCTTTTATATTTATTATCACCTATTGCTTTAAATCTGGCTAATTTTAAATCATTGTCAGATATACATTTTTTAATATCATTAACTAAAAACCATTTGTAATCTATTCCATCAGTAATCATCCAGTATTTAGCTTTAGTTGTCGATAAAGCAGAAGGTTTATTATCAAACTCAACTTCAACAACAATATTTCCTGAATCTAAACTCATACCATCATATTTAACTTCAATACCTATTTCTATCTCAGGAATATAAATATCCCAATCTTTACAATAACCATCAACCTTATAAGCTTTAGGATATTTCTTTTGTATTTTTTTTAACACTATATTCTCATAGTATATACCAGTGTTCAAGTCTCTTTGGAAAGTACAATTATTCTTCTTCCTCATCTACATCAATTGTGTTTTCTTCTATCTTTGGAGTACCTTGAAAGAAATTCATAATAGATATATCTACATTCTCAGCTCCTTTTGTAATATCTAAATTCTCTCCAGGTTTACCATAAACATACTCGGCTATCATCTTTCTGTCGAACTGTGAGTTCTTAGCATTCTCAGCAACCATAACCCAGAACTCTTCTTCAGATCCATAAACATCCTTTATAGCCTTTGTAGCTAACAGTTTTGACCTGACCTTCATAGCCTTATTAATTTTGGTTGGAGTGCTCAGAGAACGCCTTAAAATGGCGTCTCCTCGCTTCTGACCATTATTCTTTCTACCATCGGTAGACTTCATATATTTTCTTACTGGTTTTTTCTTAGGCATTTCTGATCATAAATTAATTCATATAGTTCCCAGATTTTATCACTCCATTCTGTTTTACCATATATTTCTTTTGATTCTTTCTTTTGTCCTTTATATTCAAGAATAATTCTAAATGTTTTTTGTATAGGAAGAATAGGAACTGGATAAGCTTTGTAGCCATTCTTAAAACACCAGCTAATTGCATTAAGATCATATCTTGGATTACACCTCTTCTTCTTTGGCATTTAAAAAGCATCTACAGAACTGTAAGCAGCGTATTCTTTAAGACCTTTTGAGTTGTTTAACTTTGGTTCATTAGACAACTCTTCAATAAAATCAAGAACCTTATAAACTTTACCATCAGGTATTTTATTCATTGCTTTATAAATTAAAGATGATTTTATAAAAGCTAATTCATTTTTAATATCAACGTTTTCGTTAATAATATCTACTTTAGTTTCATTTATCTCAAAAGTCCTTTCATCAAATACTTTAGTAAAATTATCACATAAAGCTTTTAATCCTTGATCATACATAAATACTTCTTCTATTGTATTATTCATAGAATGAATTACTGCTGCGTGATGTCTGCCTACTGACTTTGCAATTTTAACTATACTAGTTTTTGTATATTTTTTACAGAGGTAAAAATAAGCTGCTCTAGCATAAACGTGATTTCTTTCTCTAGTGTTTGTTGTAAGATCTAATTCAGTATAGTTCTCTACGTAGTTTTGTATCTGCGATATTTTCATAATAATTATTTATAAGTATAGTAAATATAAAAAAATTTGTGAATTTCCTAGCTAAATCTATTCCTAAACATTCTTCATAAAGTTCAAGCTCTTCAAAAAAGTACAAACTAACATTGATATCTTTATCATTTGCTCCGTTTATAATATCATTACAAGTCAATCTAAAATACAACTGAGTTACAGGATGTTTAGAATCCAAAGTATCTAATATAATTTTTAACTGCCTTCTCAACTTTCTCTTTTCCTGATTGGATAAAATAGTCATCTGCTATATCTGTCTTTACTTTTTTAGTTCTTTTATCTATGATTACAAACTCAAACTTATCTTTATTAAATAACTCACAATATAAATAAGCCTGAATGTCATAACCATAAAAATATTTATTATAATCCCAGTTGTCAATATCACTGGTAGTTTTTAAATCAATAACTCTATCTGAATTTAAACAATCGGCTTTGCCTCTAAAAGGCAAGCCTTGTATATAATTTATACCAGGAACTTCACACTGACCGTGTTGAATTAATTCTTCTGCTCTAGAGTTTTGCATTATTGCTTCTTTTAAATCTTCAGCCCATAACCTTTCTTTATGTAACATTACTTCTTTTTGACTTGTTTCTTTTACTTCTTTATATTGTTTATTTCTTCTTGAATAAACATCTACAAAATCATAATACTCATCAATCTTATCACTCTCTAATATTGTAACGTGAATTAATCTACCATCTCTTAATGGCTTAGAATTTGGATCAAATTTATTATCTTCAAAAAGATAGTCATCAACCCCATTAACAAGCTTTTTAATAGAACTAGACGATAAACAATTAACGCCAAGATAACCGTAATAAAAAGAATTGTCATCCATCTTATCCAGGAGATCTTTTTGAGACCAAACAGTTCCATCAAATAATTTTATATTCATTCTCTACTATATAATAAGTTACTTCGTAATGATCGAACTCTTCTCTAGAAAAATTATAATACCAATTCATAATACTGTTGCGTCTATTACATCTAAATATGCTACTTCTTTAGCTACCTTTTTTTTATTACTAAAATAAGTTGTAGCAGGGTTTCTGTAGTTTATTTCCCAACTAGGTTCAATTGTATACAAATTAAAACAATATACATTTTTAGGTGTACTGCAAATATATAAAGGAGTGTCTCTATGTTCAGAACAAGTTTTAATCATTGCATCATACTTTATCTTTTCTAATAACAAAGTATTATAATGTCTAGTCCTGCATTTAAGTTCTATTCTATATTTATTATCAATAGAATAACAATCCCACTTAGACATTCTTTTTTTAGCTTTTACTAAGTCAGGAAAGTAATTTAATCTTAAATATTTAAAGAGATCTTCTTCTTTATTTATAAGCCTCATACATCTTTTTCAAAGGTTTGTATACATTATTTACAAAGCAAGAGCTACAGCTTGTTCCTCTTTGTTTGCCATTAAATACTCTATTGTAAATATTTATACATCTGCTAACTATAGCTGCAGGAATAGTTTTCTTTTTACTTTTAAACAAGTCGTCTAAAAACAAATATTCATTTTCTGTTAAACATTCCATTTTATTATATCTAAAAAGCTTATTGAGTTTGTCTTTCCTCTCATCACACCCGCAATCCTCTCCAGCTAAAAACTTTACAGCTTTTTTAATTCCTGTTGCTTCAGTTATTTTTTCTATTGTATCTCCAAGTCCTTTAGACTTGTTTTCATTTTCAGCGTCAAATTTCTTTTTCCATTCTTTGTACGCTTTTGTTCTTTTATCTTTTGGTTCTTTCATAATATTATATTTTATCGTAATCTTTATTAAAGAAATCTGTTATGTCTTCTCCAAACTTTTCTGCAATAATTTGCTTGTAATTCTTGCAGGAATTAAATATACTTGTTAGAGATATATTAGTCTTTTTTGCTATATCTCTTAAACTATAATCTGTATAATAATATAGTCTAAACAACTTCTTATCATACCAGTGCCAGGTTTCAACTTCATCTTCTATCATCTTCATAATTTTTTCATTTGCAACTTCCATTTTTCTTGCATCAATCTGATCTTCATAAGAGTAAGTTAAGTCTGTGCTATAAATAGAAGTATCAAAATTGCTATCAAATGTATCAAACTCTTTGAATTCATACTTTATATTTTTTTTTCTATCATTCTTTATTTTATAAAATATATTTCTAAGAGTAACATAAATATATATTTTATTTATTTCTCCATTGATCATAATCCTAGAAGGATCATTAACATATTTAAGCATTCTAAAATACATTATCTGAACCATATCTTTAGCTATATGTTCATCTTTACATATAGAAAAAGCAACCTTAATCCATTCTTTATTTCTTTTTGACAGTTGCTTTAATATCATTTTCTATTTCTTTTTGTAAGTTAGCGAGTGCTCTCCAGGCGACTTTGGCAGAGTGTCTCATTCCATCATCATCAATCGTACCAGCTTGAATTAAATGTCTAGATAAAGCATCAAGTTCATCTGTAGATTTAGATCTATCCCAATGTAAAGGTTCTCCAGGATGATGTTGTTCATTACCAGCATAAGAAACTTTAGCTACTTCCATAATAGCATCAGGAAAATAATTTAACACTCCAGAATATACAGGCATCTTTTTTCTATCAGTCATAACTTAATTTTATTTTAATCATATCTTCAGGACCATAATATTTTTTAAGATCCTTAACGTGAACTATATTTTCATCTTTCTCAAAAACAACACCTTCCAAAGCGTCCATCAACGCTTTGTTAATGTTGTCTGTTAGATCTGGTCTAGCAGTTCTAAATGTAAATACCTCTCTTTTTTTCTTACTAAAATTACTTGGATGTTTGAATATGTAATGCAGGTATTCTATGGTGATTGGTGTACCTGATTTTATCATATCAAAGTTTTTTGGTAGTTGTTTTTTTGTTAAAGTTACAATATTTTTTTTATAATCTACAACTCTTTTTGGTGTGTAAGAATATCCTTGTTTACCAAATCTTACAGATTGATGAGGAATCGGTCTAATGTTAAAAGTTAAATTTATTTCCATTTTTGATGTTTAAGAGGTCATCTATTTTGTCAACTAATCTAGGATAGCCTTGTGAATCAACTTCAAAATTAAACTCTTCAAATGGAAAGTTTCTACTTCTTTTGCATATAACTTTTACTATTTTATCGTCTTCTTCATTTAGTTTTAATTGTATTTGTGACTCTGCTTTCTTTTCTAAAAACGAACCTAAATGACCTGTTGGTTTATCTGAATTATGATTGCTGTGTATAACACAAGCAATATGTATGTTATAGTTTTGTGTCCATTCCATAATATTTTGGACAATTTTATTGGATTCAACAATATCATTAACATCTAAAACAAGATCTGCAACACCATCAATAATCATAAACCCTAGTTGATTTCCATATTTTTTTAAATATAAGTTTATAAACTCTAGTCTATCTTTTACAGATAATACTCTTAGTCCATATGTATCATAATTTTTATTATCTGTTTTTGACATATGAAGAACTCTTTTAAATACTTTCTGAGCGTGGAATTTACCTTGCTCAGTATCAAAGTGTACTAAGTTCAGATCTCCTCTATGTCCTTCAATGTTTCCTGTATATTCGGTATTGCCAGATATATAAGCACTAGCAAGCATAGACACAAAAAAAGTCTTTTTACTTTTAGGAGGAGCTTGAATAAAACTGAAGTTTCCATATGTTCCGATAGGAATTGGATAATAATCATTATTTATTTTATAATAACCATAAGATATAGCTACAGGAGGATAAGTAATAGATTCCTGTGGATCTATGTATACTTGGTTAATTAGTTGTTTAAATTTTTCTTCTAAAGACATTTATATTTATAGATAAAAAAAGGTGGGCTTTTACACCCACCTTTAACAAAACACTATTGAACACTAAAAATCAACCAGTTCTTGTTTGCCTTGTTGTAGAGCGTTAGTAACCTTTCCATCTGTCCAGACTACTTTTCCGTTACCAATATAACTTTTTGTTTCTTTTGCTTCTCTTTCTTCTTTAGATTGAGTATAGTGTAAAGAAATATTTTGTCCATATTGATTAACTTCATCTCTTACTGTAACGTCAAGATTTAGATATTGTCCTTTTGCTAATTTAGACTTATCTATTTTTTTAACGTCAATTGATATACTTCCGATTAAAGCCATAATATAAATAATTTAAGATTTAACTAATTGAACCATTGCAGCGTCAGAAACAGTATATTTTTCATTTACCACTTCTATATCACCACCATTGCTAAGATATTGCTTAACCTTATTAAAGTTAGGATGTTTAGGGGTTAAAGTTTCTTTTTTAGGAGAAGCTTTACCGTGATCGTTGGTTGCATCCGCATCTTTAGTGTCATCTATTAAAAATAATCCATTCAAAGCATATTTTCTAGCATAACTAGAAGAAGCTCCGTAAGATTGAGCAATGTCCATACCTTTTTTGTTTGGATCAATACCTGCTTGAGCAGTTACACTTATTGTGTTCTCGCCATCCGATACTGTAGCCGCAGCAATACAGAATAACGGATCGCTTTGTATCTGGTCACTTATTGTTAAAACTAAACCTTGTTTATGCAGTAGAGGTTTAACTGATTCCAGAATGTCTTCACAAGATCTATAATTGTAATTACCGAACTTGTTTCTTTGATTTTTAGGAGCTTTTAGTTCTTTTTGAACTGCTCCTAGTTTAGTGTATAATGATTTCATAAAAGCGAATATATAAAAAAAATTTAATTGTCAATACATTGTGAGTATAATTTTTCTTTGTACAATGCTACTCTCACTAAACATCCCTTAACTTCGTTTATTTCTTCCTCACCTAAACACCAAACTTTATTTAGTGTTTTAGCTAGTTTTACATAATCATCTAAATACTGTTGTTCATTAATATTCATAAAACAAATATATAAATATTTATTTATAGCACAACTTTTTATTGTTGTGCTATAATATAATATACTATATAATAATATTATAATATACTATATAATATAAGTATAATATACTATATTATATATGATAATATAATATTTATTACTATATTTAAGGAAAAATTATGGAATTTAAAGATAAAGCAATTAAAATAGCTGAAAATAAACGATTAAGTAAAAAGAAGCGCATAGACGCACTTTTAGAGATGGATGCTACTATGTATATGCATTTAGGTTTAAATGCCACTAAAAGCGATAAAAAGGTGGTTAAACAGCGTTCTAGGTTTATATATAAGCTTATAAAAGATATTGATCCAAGTGAGGGTATTTTGTTGAGAGCAATCGACTCTTATTAAAGTACCATATTGAGTCTGGCTTCATATCATCGTTGTCGACATATATTCTGTCATCTGAGAATCCTATTCTTGTAAAACCGACCTCTAAAAGGGCGGTTATCATTTTATATCTTTTTCTTGAATCTTTGCATCTTATTTCTGCAGCTCTACCTATAAGATGACTTGAGTTATGTAGTTCTTTTGTTCTTTGTTGTCCGTCAGGAGAAACATAACCCTTAAGTATTTTAAATTTAATCTTAGATAAATACCAAGCTTGATCTAACATCCATAAAAATTCTCTATCCATATACTTATATCCAGTGTTTTCACACTTAGAATAAGGACAATCAAATTGATCAAATGTTAAATATTTAAGTTCGATAATTGTTAAGATTTACCTTGACCTCTATACTTTTTCTTATAACCCGATTGAGTTGCTGAAGCGTTCTTAGAATGAACGCCTGGTCTTTTCTTTTTTACTTTATATCTGTGTATGTATCCAGCTTTAGGCATTACTTTCCTTTAATAATACTGCTTGCTTTTTCTGTTGTTCTACCACCAAAATATGCTAATACAACAGCCATCATAACTTTCTCAAACGTATCATTCCACAATGGACCTATTTGAAAATCGATTGAATTAACAGAATCCAATATACCTGCAAAACTAAATACCACAATGCACCAAATAAGAACAAGAGGGCGAACATTCTTACTAAGCCAACTATCACTAGCTGCATCAGCTTTCCATCTTGTACTAATTTCCTCCATCTCTTTATTTTGTTGTTCATAAATTAATGTTTGTAGTTTTATTTTATCTTCAGTAGGTATTTTAGCTTTAGTAATTTCTGCAATAGCATCTTTAGGAGATGTAACTCCATTAAGTACAGATCCTAATTGTGGACTAATTACTGAGGCAGCTCCAAAAAGGAGCTTGCCAACTGTTGTTTCTTTGAATTTCTTTTTATTGCTCATTTGAATAAAATTTAAAATGTAATATTATAAATAATAAATATATATTGAGTTCAGTATAGTCTGTTTTTTCTTCTGCAGCAAAATAAGTAAAACCTAATAAAGGACCATCAGAAAATCTATTTATTACCGCAAAGTCCATTATGCTTTAGTTATATCTATATATCTTGTTTTGCCTTTATCTCTAACAGCTTTTAATATTCTGTTTCTATTGGTTTCTTTATTTATGTAAGAAACGTGAACCCAATCAGGATTATCTTCATTGCCAAACTCCCAAATCATTTGGTCAAAGTCAAGATTATCTTTTATATATGCAAACATTTCTGCATTTGTTTTATAACCATATATATCATCTATATCCATAGCTCTACCTTGACAATGTTGAGATAACGTACTTCCTCCAATAGCTTCATTTAAAGCTCTTGAACGATAAAATGAATTTATTTTGATTGGACCACCAACCCATTCTCTTAATGGTTCAAATACTTTTTCAGCTAGAACCTTCATATTGTTTATTGTAACTCCATTAGGTGTATTATCAATATTAAGCCTTAAAGCTGTTACACTTTTAGTTGCTTCTTTTTCTGATATATGTTTACTTATCATAATTAATTAGTTGCTATTCTTCTATATTTACTGCTATTTATAGTACTTTGCAGTTCTTCTACAGGAGCTTTTATAGTTAAAGAAATATCAGCATCCCATCGACCAATTAAACTTCTGTCTCTATAAATAAATATAACAGGAACTGATTTTATCTGACTTTTAACACTAGCAGATTGTTCTTCTAATAATGCTTTAATTACTTTAGCACCTTTTATTTGATTTAGGTCTTTGTAATCGTTTCTACTATTCCAAGAACTATTGATATGTAATACCGTATATTCCTGTGTACTAGCTATAGCATATACAAACAGGGCAATTAGGGCAAATAGATTTTTCATTTTTGTATAATTTCATATAATTTCTCGTCTATTTTATCTAGTTTATTACTGTTCTCCTCTACTTGCTTTGCTGTATTTTCGATTGTTTCACGGATTAACTGGTCTTTCAAATCGTATTCAGTTCGTGATATGCTAGGTTCTGGAAGTAGTTTTGCTTCTTCTATACCTGCGTTTAGGTCGGTGTACATTAAAGCAAGTGAAACAGCTCCTGCAATTACTATTCCTATTGTTCGTAGGTCTAGTGTTAATTTAGTGTTTTCACTTACTTCGTTTTTCATAATATTAACTTTTTTCTTGTTCTTCTTTTATTTCTTCATAAGAACCATCTTCCAAGTTGATATTTATCTTACCATACTTATCTTCTAGTTCTTTTTTGAATTTGTTATCTTCTTCTTGAATAGCAGCCCACATATGTAATAGTCCGTGTTTCTGTACTTCAAGTTGTCCCAAGTCGTGCTTTATTGCAGCATACTTCTTTTGTGATTCTGATAATTTTTCTAATTCTTCTTTTGTAATTTTTGACATTGTATTAAATTTAAGTTATATACAAATATATTAAATTAATCCCAGTCAGGTCTTAATGTTTCATTTACTGGATTTATTTCTAATTCTATTTGTTTGTCTAAACCTTCTTTCATTGCTTCAATATCTAATCCTTCTTCTAACCACCCAACTACATCTTCTTTAGTTAAGTCATCATATTCAATAAAAGGTTCTTCAGGATTATATTCAACACCCATAGTACCGATACTACTTGCTGAATAATCTCCTGTCTCATCAGTAGCCATAAAGCTCCAATGTACAGTATAGATAACATTGTCGTTATCTCCTTCGTGGATTTTTGCATCTAATGCGTTAATTCTCCAATTATAAGTATTTGCCATAATTATTTATTTTCTAATATTTCTATTCTTTTTTGTAATTCTTGTATCGCACCAACTAATAATGGTACTAATTTACTTTGGTCTATTCCTTGATAAACAGGATTGCCTTCTTCATCTACAGCATCTTTAGTTCCAGATATTGCTTCTGGCACTATATCACTTACTTCGTGTGCTAAAAATCCATCTACTGTTTTTTCTTCTCCTATAAAATTAAATCGACTAGGTTTTAATTCACTAACTCTATCTAAAGCATCAGTCATTTCAACCACATTCTCTTTTAATCTATAATCCGATGATGAACTAAAACTTGTTGTGAATCCATCAGTATTCACACCACCAACTATTCCATTAGGATTTCTAAAATTAATTATATCAATTGAACCTGTTGTTGAACTTCCAACATTTAAAATTCTTCTATTATTGCTTGCCCCCTCAAAATAAGCAAAATCATTACCTTTTGAAGCTGTTCCAAATAAAACATCATCACTTATTAATCTCATTTGCTCACTACTTCCAATAGTTGCACTATTATTAAAAGTCAAAGCACCACCAGTAACATTAGCTATATTCCAATAACCACTACCATCATCTGGTGTTAGTATTAATCCATAATCAGTACCTCCACCAAATCCACCAACCATTATGTTACCGCCTCTTACATCTAGTTTATTTCCTGATAAAATTGATGTAGTACCAATACCTACTCTTCCTGAACTATCT